TTCAATACCTGTCCCCGCTGCGGTTGCTCCAACAACAGCTTGCTTTGTTGCTGCGCCTGTTGCTGATTTAGCTGCTGATTGCTTTAATATTTTAGCACCTACTCCTGAAGACAACTTGCCCGTGAATGTATCTATGACACCTATGGCGATACCACGTGTAATTGCTTTATTTCTAATATCGTTATATTTTTCAGGGTCTTCTAAGATTGACTTTACATTTTCTTTAGTTAGTTTAATGGGATTCCCTGATTCATCTGTTCCTAGTTCTTCTTGAAGTAATTGAGCAAAAGTAGAACCTGTTTCAACAATAGTACTCGCTAAACCAAACGCGTACGGAAGTGAAGAGATAGCTCCTGATATTGCTCCTGTTCCTCCACCAACAACTCCTCCTGCCGCAGTACCTGCTACAGGAACTACAGAGCCTATGGTAGCCCCTGCTGTTCCTGTTGTAGCAGCACCAATAGCAGCACCTGTACCAATAGCACCTAAAGCTGCTATTACAGCATCTGTATTGGTGGCTATGCTAGTCATTGAACTAGCCATGACCTCAGGAAGTATACTTGGATTTTGAGAAATACCTGATATAAATCCCCAAACTCCTTTCCCTTCTTTTTCGTAAATTTTTTGATAATCTTGAAATTCTTTAGAAGAACCTATTTGTTGTAGCTTTTCTTGCTTATCAATAAGGTTTTGAATTTCCTCCATAGATGGAGTAGTACCTGAAAGAATTAATTTACCCGCAGCTTGAGCAACATCACCTGAACGATATCCTGAAGCCACGGCTCTTGCCATGTCATCTGCAAAGTCTCCTATTCCTATTGGGGACACGCTATCGAAAGCACGAAGCATATCTCCGAATGTTCCTTGAAAATAGTCTTCTTCATTAGATGGTGTACTTAAAGCAGCTAATCTATCTTTTTTAATCTGCTCTAATTTTTTATCTAATTCGTCAGCCTGTTGCTCTTTCTGAGGAATTCTAAGGTTAGGAACCCTAGTAGACTCGCTTGCTGCTAACATTTTAGATTCACCTATCTTAGCTTCTCTAGGTTTTTTAGTTAGTATACTTTCATCCTGTTCTACCTTAATACCTAGAGCCCTCAAATCATCAGCTAATTTTGACGAAGCCGAAGAACCAACCCCAGAAGGTAATCCCGTAGTATCTTCTTTTTTTTTTGGTTCTACATCCACAGGCTCTTCTATGGTGGCACCAATCAAATCTTTAAAATCATTTACTCCTTTCTTGTATCCCTTTGATTGAACGTAAGTATACATATCATTCATAACTGCATCATTTGATTGAAGCAATGAAATGAATTCTTCTCTACTTTTCTTGTAACCTTTTGATACTGCGTTGTTATATAGGTCGTTGATTACTTCTTCGTTCATCTTTTAAAGGTCTGAGTAGTTAATTCCTCCTGTTTGTTGAGTTCCCTGAACATATATGGCCATGCTTTCTAAGTCAGGTAAGTTAGCAAGTAATTCTGTAAACTCATTAACATATTTTGTCTGTGTTGGGGCGTCAATTTTGTACACATTAAATGTTTTAACAATTGCATCACCCTTTTTTATATTTACTATTCCATCTTTATCCCCTGGTTCAACAGATAAACTAAGCCCTCCAGGTACTTGTGAAAGAATAGTCCTAATATTATCTATTGTTGTAGACATTCTGTTACTAAAAGTAGAATTATTCAATCCTGATTTTTGCTTAATAGCAGATTTGTATCTTTCTGTAATAGGTGCGCTTGGAGTTGTTGAGCCTACTCCTTCTCCTCCTGAACTAGGTCTAGGTTTGTTATATGGGGTTTCCTTATATTCATCCTTTAGTTGAACCTCAATCATTCCTTGCATATATTTATATGCAGCATCATACTGTTCCTTTGTTATTTTTGGAGTAGGCAAATTTGATTGACCATCAAATACATACTCAATAACATTGCCTTTCAATCCTGATATATTTGATACATATGGATTATTATTTTCATCATCAATAATATCTTCAGTCAAAATTGATGTTACATTGTATGGATTACTTAGATAAGAACCTATCATATCTTTAATTACTGATTGATATCTTGGGCTCTTAGTTATGTCTTCAAAACTAACCACCTTTCCTTCTAACCCAGTCCCTTCCTGAATTGTTGTTCTAACAAATGTACCTAACTTTTTAGCAGTCTCTGTTGCTGCTGCTGATGAATCAAAGTAATCAAACCTTGTATCCTGAATTTTTTTAAGGAAACTTGTAGTAGCAACATTCTTACTTACTTTCATTACTCCTTGATTATTAGGATCGGGCTCCATGATACCAATACTTACAGTGAAGTTTGTTGGGTCAATTAAAACTTTTGACTTAGAGAAATCTGAAAATCCCTCTATCATAGACATCAAGTCTACTTCAATTTGTTGAGATTTATTTGCAGGATCATTACTTCTAAGTCGATCCATTTTAGTTTTAAATATTTCTTGATATCCTTTTATAGCTGAATACAACTCATCTGTACCATCATTGAGATTCTGTCTCATTATGGTATAATCTTTTAGCTTTAGAATTCCTTTCTTCAATAATCTATCTTGCAAAAGGATAGCTTCTCTTGCTTCGTCAGCATACTTTAAAGACCATGCATTTAGACCTTCATGCTGTCCAGTTGGTTGGTTAGATAATTCCTTTAAGCTTTCTCTAGTAGCTTGATCAATGGCAGCCTTCTTCTGTTCACGAATTTGTAATTCTCTCTGAAGCATGTCGGTAAGATTCTTACCAATCTCTGCCCAGTTAACAAAACTATCTGCTTGCCTTTCAGCGTATTTGTAGTAAGTCTCCATTCTTTATTTTCCTGAAACTGTAAAAGGATTAAGACTAAAATAATTTATTTGATCCAGAGGAGTAAATTTTGGAGCGAATGATTGCATTTGGAAATTCTTCAACTGATTTAAGCTCTGTCTAGAGGCTGGGTTAGCAGCAGTAATATCTTCTCTGAACCCAGTCCCCCCTGCTGTAAATGCACCTTCTCTTATTGACCTTAACAACTCTGGTCTATCAACTAAATATTCCTCACGTCTAAGGGCATCCATTGCAGATATCTTAGATAAGTCACCTCCATATCCTGACAATCTTGATATAGCAACATCAAATGGAAGTGCTTGACCTGTAGTAGGATCTTTAAATTTACTACCTAAAATATTATCTGACGCAGCTCTTTCATATTCTTTTTTCAATCTATCCAATTCTTTCTTACCTTCTGCTGCTTTATATAATTGTGCGCCTTGAATAAATTGTTGAGCCGCACTAGTTAGTCCCTGAAATCCACCAGATATACCTGCTGCCTGTGCTGCCTGTGCTATTGCCTGTGCATTTTGAGATCCCTCAGCTTGTGCTAAATCAAGGGATGCTCTCTGAGTTGCAAGCCTTGATTCCTCTTCAGCAGTAGCTGCTTCAAGACCAAAAAGTTCTTTGGCCATAGCTCCAGCAATTTCTCTTTGTCCCTGCTGTTGTGCAAGTTGAACTCTTCCTGCTGTAGCTGCTGCTCCTCTCTCACTCTCTACTCCAGCTTGAATAGCTTGTGCTCCAGCAGACAACATTGCTTCACGCTCCAGTTCATAAGCTTCTCTTTGTATACCAAGTTGCTCATAGAAATTTACTTGAAGATTTTTCTTTGCCTCAGCAAACGCACGTTCTGCTTCTGCCTTTGCTTTTTTAGCCATTCTTGCTTGTTTGCCAGCCTGAGTAAATGATGCTCCTGCGCTACCAAGAGAACTTAGTATTCCTACTACTGTAGCCGCTGCTTCTAGTACCATATCAAAATATTTTTATACGAATTTAAGGATAACTTTTCATTACTTCTGACTCAACTGCAAATAGCTCAACCTTAGATGTGCTGTTATTCTCTAGTGTAAACAAACAATAGTGACCTAGAACACCATGAGATTCTGCTACTGACCCCTTAATATACATAAAGTATGGGGTGCCTATTGGTGGTACACCGCCTCCAGTTATTGTTGTATCCACCACAAGCCTATTTACTCCTGACGGATAGTCAACCACAATGTTTGTAATTCTACCACAAAGTACTGGAGAACTATAACTTGGTGGCAATGAGTAATATAGATAATCACCAATACTTACTATACTGCCTATGCTTATTGGTGTTGGACTAATTGCAAAGTTAACATTTACTGCTGATCCAGATCCTGTAACTGTTGCACTTCTTCCTATACCATTTACTGACCTTAACGCATACTCAGATGGAGAAGCAGGTACAGTTCCCGAATTGCGAACAAATGCAAACCATGAGGCTTCCTTTTTCTCAAACCATGCCGCATTTATAAATCCAGATGTCTGTATATCTGTCTCCATTAAAGCAGACCAAGATGCATCTCCTTCTAGATTCAAAGTCTTGAACAGCTTGTTTTCTAGTGGACCATCATTGAATACACTAATTATTCTAGATGTATATTGAACTCCATAGAAATTATTCCTAGTGTTATTCACATTGTGTCTATAAAGGTTTCCACCCTTAAAACTGTAGAAATAGTTATTCATTCCTATCATGTACTCAGGAATGAAAGAGTAGAATGATGGCCATCCTTGACTAGATTCGCTATATGATAATGTGTAGTCCATATGTTAACAAGGTCCTCCCCAGTTTGATATTACACCTACTCCATCTAATAGGAATGATTCTCCTAATGCTGGAGCAGATACAGTTTTAAACCATGTGTTATTTCCATCTAGTGGTGTAGTAAGTCCTGCGTCTGTATATAGCACTTTTCCTGCAAGGTACACATCGTATAATGATGCTTCCGTTCCTACGATATATACGGTCAATGGAGTTCCTGTACCCGCACAAGCAGCTAGTGAACTAGCCCATCCGTATGTATTAGGAGCTGTTGTTATATCAAAGTAAACTGTGAATTGATTATACAAGCAATCACCAAATGATACAATTACACCATTAGCATCAACTTCATACCACTCATCTGTTCCTGCATCGTTTGTTTGATAGAATCCAGCAGCAAGTTTGGATTGCCCATTTGCATCACTAAACACCAAATCATATAGACCAAGTGTTCCACCTGATCCATTTACATGAGCCACATAATAAGTCTGATCTATGGTATCTGAACAAGCAGCAGAGCTACTTGCATTTACAGTACTTGAACTAAATGAAGTTAAAGGAGCTGGACAAGATAAATTCAAATCAAAAATAGTTGATACGCATGCACCAATAATTGAAATGTTTAACACTGATGGAGAAGCAGTAGTCTTTGGTATCACCATTATACATGCCCCTGGATTTCCAGCAGTTAAATCCATTTGTCCTGCTGCAACACTTACTGATTGAGTTGTGCCAAAACTATAGAAGTCCGTTCCATCATAACCAAATTCATTAAGCGTATATGGTGATCCTGAAACTATACCACAATCATTAGCAGAGTTCCCTATGTATGTAGGCAACCCAGCTGTACCTTGTAGCCATCCAAATGATGGCGATGATACACCATTATATGTTATGCTATTGAACACAGCTACTATACCATCTGGTACACTTTGTGGATTAAATTCAACAACAACAGCTCCAGTGGCATTCCCCAAGTTTACACTCAAATAGTATATACCTTGGGCACCACTTTCAGATATAGTAGCATTGCAACTAACTGAGCATGATGGGCAAATAACTTGAGGTAATAATACCCCAGACACCTGCTCTCTTACTATTGCTCCATCTGAATAGTATCCATTTGGGGCAACGGTAGTAAGCGTTGAATTAGAATACACCACAGTAGCAGAGCCAAGTGATGGTGCATCTAGATAATATGTAGCTTGTGTAGCCATAGTTAATTAACATTCACAGCAAGCATCGAATTCATTTATGTTTGAATAGCAAAGCTGAAGTGGAAGTGAGTTTCTATAATCCCAAATTAAGTAAAGGTACTGACCACTACTTGGAACAGTAAACGCTCCAGAGTAGAATGATCCTGAACCAGTAACAGGAGTAACGTTAGTTGAAGCCGCAACAAGTGCTGCTATATCAACTGGGTTATTTCCATACACCGTATTACTACGTAAATATCTGAATTTATCTGATGATATATCAAAATTAAAATTATCAAATCCAATTTTGTTGTATCTCATTTGAACAGATGATCCAGATGTAGGTATACCAGAAGTTCCTTCAGCACCAGTAACTGATGTAAACTGAGATACTATTGGGCTAGATGCTCCTGTAGCGAACGTAACTAAAGTAGATTGTACTGGTGAAATAAATGGTCCATCAGTGTATCTGTATTCATTGTGAATAAACTTACCAGCATCCACTACACTAGTCAACGTAACTCTTACAACAGTAAGGTTAGATGTTGTAGGACACTTAGGATTCACAGTGATAACTACATTGTTAGTAGCTGTTATTGTAACTGTAGCAAGATTAACAGAATTTGAGCTCTTGTTAAATACAAGTGATCCAGATGTTGATACAACACCAGATGAAACAGTGACTGCATTATATGTCACCTCTACCTCAAAGTTAGCAGTAGATGAAGGAGGTACGCTATATAGAACAGTAGCATTGCCTACTGGCTGATTCAAGTCAACACAATAAGAAACACTGTTCCCAGCAGCTATGGTAAATGTTTGCTGTATACCACAGTTAATGCAATCAGCTTCTTGAGGAAGCGGATCATCATTTATTGATAGAACATACTCATTAAGGTAAGGATCATATCCACCTAGCTTTTGAGTATTAAATAAGTCTATAAACGTATCTCTAAACCATGTCCTCATACCCATCTCTGAGATGACTATAAGTTGGTCTCCTTTCAATTGTAGAACAGCACCACGCTTTACATCAGTAAAGAACCTATCGTATCCCCACTTAACATAACTCTCTGGATTAAAGCTAATTCCAAACTCTTCTAGTCTAGCTATCTGTGTACCAAGTATCTCAGGTACAGAAGCTATAGCACCTCCTCCTGCTGAATCAGAAATTAGATTCTTACTAGCAAGCACATAGGATATCTTGTCTTCCTGTAGTACTAAGATGTCTGTCTCCCTACCATCAAGTATGTAGATTGGTCCAAAAGAAACCTCTAGATACTTATAGTTAACTAAGCCAAGGTTAAATTCATTTAGCTTATTAACATTGGTCTCAAAGTTATATACACCACTATAGGTGATGTCAGCAAACCTTCTAACTCTCTTGTAGTCTTGAGCAGATACTGAGGTAACTCTTGTACCTAAATTAAATGTTTTACCTACAATTGAATCACGTATCTTATAACTCTCAGCTCCATTACCAAAGCAGAAGCAGTTAAAGAAGTTAGTATCTATTATTGCTGGTTGACCTGCTGTTTGGTTTTGAACGTTACCAGTATGGAAACCATTAACTATAGGGAATGATAATTCATTCTCGAAGAATACATCTGGTAATGCATTTGATGGTTCAGTTTCAAATATCAATGTTGTATCCGCTCTGAATACTTCAAACGTTGCAGTAACAGTTGATCTTCTTTTCTTCTTTTGTGTGATACCACTACATCTAATTGTTCCAGATATTAAAAGAACAACCTTGTCTTTATTTGGCCCAGGAGTACTTGGGTATTGATAGAATCTATAATAGTTTGTAGTTTCATTATCAATCGATGGTATGGCAGCTGATATAGATCCAGTTGCAAGCGAATCATCATAAACGTTTTCAATAGGATCCTGACCTGCTCCCAACTCAGATGTACCATCATCTAATACTTGAGCTACATTGTCTCCATCCCACCAATCCTTCATATTGTTATATGATTCAGATGCAATGAATTCTTTCTCAAGAGTATATATACGTCTACCACAGTTATCACCATTACCCTGACCAGCTCCAAGCCTTTCAAACTCAATCTTCATCCTGATACGGCTACCAGCAGGGACATCATAATCTACCCATGAAGAAGATACTGAATCATATCTATTCATTGGGTACTGTAATACAGGGTAATCTCCAGGGTTATTCTCCTCAACCTCAATAGTACCAGGAGCAATCAAAGCAAGCTCATCCACAACAACTGAGAAGTTGTTAGGATTAATCTTCATGTAAACACCTGAAGGAACAGGGATGTCAACGTTAGGATCTAGCTCACTTGGTATCTGAATAAAGTCAGAAGCCTTTGCTTCCTTCTCAAGTACAGTAGCATACGTACAAGTATTTGTTGGCCCACTAGTATCTGCCTTTACAATAAGTCTATCTCCTTGTTCTACCTTTCTAGCATTCTCTCCTTCTAAAAGAAAGTATGAATTGTTAGTTAAAGGATCGTTGAAGTATATGCTGCTATAAATCGTATCGTAGTTCTCCTCGTCTGGCTTAATTACAAACTTATATCTTGTAGCCCAGTAAGGTGGTCTCTGAGTAATAGGTATTGTTACTTGTATTGAGTTCTTTGTATCAGATGCTGAACAAGGAACATTTACAGTATTGTTTGGACTAACCAACGCAGTTGTTGATCTGTTAAAGTCATCCATGTACACAATACCAATCTCGTATCCACGATTACTATGCAAGCTTCGTGAAGTATTTGACTTCTGGTAGAAAGCTTCAACATAAGATATACCATAATACTCGTACACATTAAATGTAGGAGTAGTTGTGTTGTCTACATATCTCATTGTCAACAACTGGAAACCAATTGATGAACTAGCAGGAGATGTAATTATTCCTATACCTTGACCATATGTACTGATACCACTTTGGTACTTAATAAGTGCATCCAAGTTATTTGGAATAGAACAGTTAGCTTGATCAGTAAGTGTTGTGCCATTACATGAGGTAGCTACTGGCTGTATATTGCCTATATCACCTACTGCATTTTGAAACTCTACGCTACTTGCTAACTCATATACGGAGTTGTAACTTTTTGGTAAAGTAAATAAGAACGTAATTGAAATATTATCAGTAGTTTCTGTAGGGAATGGAGTATCTCCAGCAAATGAATCGTGATCAAATCTAATCTCAACCGTAATAGAAGCTCCTTCAATTAACTCAACAGATAATAAATCAATATATACTGAATCATTAATTGTTTGAGTCGTACCAAAAGTATAATTTCCCTGCCCAAGTGTGCTTGGTAACTGTTCAATACCAATGCTTTCAGAAATTAAATCAGCAGAGTAACTTAAATCAACTGGTCTACCATTACTATCAACCATATCGTATCCCTCAACATAGTTACCATACATGAGTCTATTGCCCATAATGGTTTGTGCTTTTGCAAGTAGAGGGACATTGTCATATAGCCTAAGTAGTTCTGACTCAGGTAGTATTGTAAATATTTTACTATTTGTAAATGTGTAAGTCCTGTATGTGTTGTCAACTATTCCAAGGTCAGCCTTGTTTAGCTTCTCAATAACTTTAATAACATTTGAAGTTGTCTCTTTGAACAACAAGTCAATCCCTTTTACCAATGGCCCACCAGTATTGTATGTTATTTCAGCCGTATTGTAAAGGTTAACCATTCCCTCATTAAGGTAGCTATTGATGCTAAAGTCAAAAGGATTTGGTTGGAATGCTGGAGCTGACCATTGAGATATTGCGGAGTACTCCCCACCCTCATACTGGTATCTATAAGCAAAGCAAATAAAACGATCCTCAAGAAAGTTCTCTTGCTGTCCAGTATTTAACAACTGAACAGTTGGTGCCTCTACTGGTGGCTTCTTTATAACAAGCAAAGACTCAGCACTAAACTGATCAATGTTACTAACAGGAACAGCATAGCTTTTAAATCTATCTATTACTCTAGGTGGATTATAATCATCAGTGAAAAAAAGAAAATTGTCTATGATGTCTACACCAGTAATAAGATACTTAGGATCAAAGTTTAATGTGGTATCTACACCACCTCCGTCATTAATACTTACAACATGATAGGTAAGGATATTTGTGTAAACATTGAATGATACAATCATATCAAGCTTACCTGTTGCACCTACAGCAAAGTTTGGGTCATGAACAAACCAATAGATGGTTTCATTCATACTATCCGTAATTGTACCTATGCATTTGGCAGATGAACTAAGAGCAGTCCCATTGATATACTTTAACTCAGTAATCTTTGAGTTACCTTTACTGTTCTCTATTACACCAATCTCAGCATTTTCAGTAGAACCCATACGGACGTTAAGAGCATCAACATACTCTCCGTCAGGAATAAGTCGTTCATCAACGACTTTATTCATTCTTCCAGATATGAAATTCCTAGTTATATTAGCCATATTACTTCAACCACTTGTCCATGCCACGAAGGTTCATGAGCAACCTGCCTGGGTGAATGTTACTGATTCTTATCTTAGCATTTCTTAACAGAGCAGACTTCTCTCTTCTAGCTCTAGCAACAATGTATTCCTGTACACCCAACTTGGCATTCAGTATTTCGTATTGAATGTACGCATAAATATACTTTTCAAATAATTTATTGACACTTACTTTTGAGTCATCCCCATTTTCCATACCATCTGATATGTACTCAAGTATAACTGACTGACCGTACATGTCTGAGTTAAAGTTAATTACACCAGACTTCTTGTCAATATTAAATGTAGGATTGAAGTTAGCAGTCTCAGTATTTAAACCATAACGCTCACCTAATCCATACTCAAAGTACCAGTTCCCATCACCCAAGTCCCATCCATATTCACCATTGTAACGGCTATCTGGGTTTAGATATATACTCTTCTTTGTTCCTTCAAGTCTCTGCAAATCAATCTGGGAAAACTCTGGAGATAATGCATTACCATTCTGATCAAATAAAATCTTTCCTGTCTGGTCCTGCAAGTATGCAAGAGAAGATAACACCTGTATGTTCTCAGTTAGTGGTCTCAAGTAACCATCCTTATAAAGGTTTACTCTAACCCAGTTAACGTAATCAGATGGCAATATAAATCTAAGCGTATCATCTACAGTTAGTTCTAATACCTTTATCTCTTTAAATGCATCGTAGTTCAATTCCTGAATAGCTCTCTTTGCATGGAATAGAATCTTATACCTCTCCTCATTGTTAACCAAAGAATGGTTACCTGAATACATAAGGATAAAGTTATTCACAATATCCTGAAGACTTACATACTGGTAAGATCCCCAGTTAGCATTTGCAGGCTGATTGCCTCCATTTTCATAGTACTGATACTGACTGATATATGCCATGATTATTCAGATTGTTTTTGTTCTTCAGCAGCAGCAAACTGAGCAACTTGAATTTCACGAATAGACACACCTGCATACTGTAAAATCTTTGATACTAGTTTGTACTCATCTTCAATTGGTACTTCAAAGTCCTGATAATCAGGTTGTGACTGATCAAATACAGGTTCTCCATTTGTTAGCGTAACATAAGTCCACTTTGGATCAAGAGGATACCTAAAGTAATTGGCATCCACTTCATTAGCTAAATTTATAGTTGAAGGATATACGGTTAAAATATTACCATCCTGAGTATAGGCAGGATATGTTTCAGTAGGAGCAGTTAGATTAGAATTTGCTAACATGGTAATCCTACTATGTGTAACCTTCTCTGCCTCACCTTTAAATACCCTTGGAGATACAGCTGCATTATAGCACAATATTTTTACAATCATAAAAAAGTCATACCCAGTAGTTGTAACTGAAGGCAAATAAAATCTATTAGCCCCAGGAGATACCTGAGTAAGAGTAGATGTAATAGAGAATACCTCCATCGCCTCTTCTGTAGCCTTCTTTAAATCAGCATAATCTGTACCAGATATACGAGCATTCTCTTTATTTACTAGGTCATTAT